GTATTAAAATTAGAGATCATGCCTTCAATGAGGGCATTAATGACTGCTGGGGAAGCATTACATAGAGATAATGTTGCAGGATATAATTGTGCATATTTAGCTGTTAATACAAAAAGAGCATTTGATGAATGTTTATTTATTCTCATGTGTGGAACCGGAGTTGGATTTTCTGTTGAACGTAGAGAAGTTGAAAAACTTCCTTTAGTAGCTGAAGAATTATATGATACAGATACTACTATTGTTATATCAGATTCTAAAATAGGATGGGCAAAAGCATATAAAGAATTAATACAGTTATTATATTCTGGACAAATTCCAAAATGGGATACTTCTAAGATTCGTAAAGCGGGAGAAAGATTAAAAACATTTGGCGGAAGAGCATCAGGTCCTGAACCATTAGACAATCTTTTTCTTTTTACGATAGAAACATTCAAGGGAGCAGCTGGTAGAAAGTTATCTTCTATTGAGTGCCATGATTTGATGTGCAAGATTGCAGAGATAGTCGTGGTAGGTGGTGTTCGTAGGTCTGCATTGATTTCTTTGTCTAATCTTACAGATGAAAGAATGAGAAAGGCAAAGTCTGGTCAATGGTGGTTGGATAATACTCAACGTGCATTATCTAATAATTCTGTTGTTTATACAGAAAGACCAGATGTTAATATTTTTTTAAAAGAATGGATGTCATTGATTGAATCAAAATCTGGTGAACGTGGTATCTTTAATCGTATAGCTGCAAAAAAACAAGTAGAGAAATTAGGTGATCGTAGGGACTCAAGTTATAACTTTGGTACTAATCCTTGTTCTGAGATTATATTAAGAGATGCTGAGTTTTGTAATTTAACTGAGGTAGTTATTAGACCAGAAGATACTCCTACAACTTTAAAAGAAAAAGTAAGACTTGCAACTATACTTGGAACATGGCAAGCAACATTAACTAATTTTCGTTACTTGTCAAAAGAGTGGAAATCAAATTGTGATGAAGAAGCATTGTTGGGTGTATCATTAACCGGTATTATGGATAATCAGTACACTAATGGAACATATGGTAAAGAAAAAACTCATCAACTTTATCAAGAACAAGTGCCGGGTTTGTTGAGGAGTTTAAAAGATGTTGCAATAGAAACAAATAAGAAAACAGCCAAAAATCTTGGTATTAATCCATCGGCATCTATTACTTGTGTTAAACCATCTGGTACTGTTTCACAATTAGTTGATGCTGCTTCTGGTATTCATACAAGACATTCACCTTTTTATATTAGAACTGTAAGAGGAGATAAGAAAGATCCTCTTTGTCAGTTTTTAGCTAATAAAGGTATTCCACATGAATCTGATGTTACAAAACCAGAACATACTTGGGTATTTTCTTTTCCTATTAAAACTTCTAAAAACGCAATTTGTCGTAATGATAAAACTGCGATTGAACAATTAGAGTTCTGGAAATTATATCAAGAACATTGGTGCGAACATAAACCTTCTGTTACCATAACCGTCAAAGAGTCGGAGTGGATTGAAGTTGGTGCGTGGGTGTACAAAAACTTTGATATGATTTCTGGAATCTCTTTTTTACCTTATTCAGATCATTCTTATAAACAAGCACCTTATCAAGAATGTACAAAAGAAGAATATGAAAAAATGTTAAAGAGTATGCCAGACGATATTGATTGGATTGAATTGTCTAAATACGAACAGGAAGATCATACAAGAGGTTCTCAAGAATATGCTTGTACGGGTGATAAGTGTGAGATTGTGGATGTTCAATAATGGTAGAAATAATAGATAATTTTTTAAGTGAAAAAGAATTTACAAATATTCAAGAAGTGATGTTGGGATCATATTTTCCTTGGTATTATAATAGTTCAACATCATATCTTAGTGGTGAATCACACGATTGGATTGAACCACAACAAGAATTTGATCTTTATGATTTCCAATTTATTCATAATTTTTATTTATTAAATAACTTGTATGGTTATCAGGATATATGTAGTCCTTATACAGAACTTATTCATCCTATTTTAAAAAAATTAAATAGTTTTAGTTTACTTAGGGCAAAGGCAAATTTAAGAACTATATATAAAGAGAACCAAGATAATCATCCAATTTATTATCATAGAGATTATGACATTGATTGTACTACTGCCATTTTTTATATTAATACTAATAATGGTTATACGATTTTTAAAGATACGAAACAAAAAGTAGAATGTGTTGCCAATAGAATGATTAAGTTTGATGGTAAATTAGAACATGCTGGTATAAGTTCTACTGATAAAAAACAACGTATTGTTATTAACTTTAATTACATAGAGAATTAATATGGATGAAGTAGAAAAAAGATTTGCATGTGATGAATGTGGACATACGTTTTGTATGGAATGTGAAGAAGATATGGTTCCTAAATTTTGTCCGTTTTGTTCACAGCCGGTTTTTGTACATGAAGAAACTCGTATAGAATGGGATGATGATAATTATCCATTTGGAGATTAATGACAAGTAAATCTAAAACAAAAGGTAAAAGTTGGGAACGTGATGTTTGTAATTTTCTGACAGAACTATATAATGATTCATTCATAAGAGTACCGAATAGTGGTGCTTATGTTGGCGGAAAGAATGAATACAGGCGAGAACATCTTACGGAAGAACAAATAAAGTTATCCAGAGGTGATATAATACCACCTGTTAAGTTTCCATATTTTCTTGCTGAGTGTAAAAATTATGCAGACTTTCCTTTCCATCAATTACTAGCAAAAAATTCTATATCACAATTAGATAACTGGATAGAACAAGTTGAACATGATGTTACAACTGTTGATGATTTGTGGTTATTGTTTATTAAGATTACAAGAAAAGGAACATATGTTTTGTTTAATACAAATTTATATGATCCTTATGTTCCAAATATTATATCAGCAAATTTACCATATGGTGCGAAGTACAGAAATTATTGGTTTACTGAAATGAATCATTTCTTTAATATACATAAAGATAAGCTTGAAGTGAGGTGGAAGAATGGTAGAGAAACCGAAAAAGATTAATATAGCATTTAATGGTTTTGGAAGAATCGGTAGAAACTTAGTTCGTAAACTAATTAAAGACGATAGATATAATATTGTTGCTATTAATGCGAAAACTACTGTTGACGTAAGAGCGCATTTATTTAAATATGATTCAGTTCATGGTAAGTACCCGGGTGAAGTTAGTTATGAATTAGATAATTTGATTATTGATAGCCATACAATTCCAAACTTTTCGAGAAAAACACCTTCCAAATTACCTTGGGGTGAATTAGAAGTAGATTTTGTTCTTGATTCAACTGGTAAGTTTACAAATAAACATGATCTGGAACAACATATAGAAGCTGGTGCAAAGAATGTTATTGTAACATCACCAGCAAAAGATGTGGATGCTACATTAATATATGGTGTTAATGAAACAGATTATAAACCAAAAGAACATAATATTATTTCAGCATCATCTTGTACTACTACTTGTTTGACACCAATCTTAAAAGTATTACTGAAAAATTATGGTATCAAACACGGTACAATGACAACAGTTCATTCATTTACAATGGGACAAGCATTACTTGATTCTTCTCATCCTGATCTAAGACGAGCTAGATCAGCAACTATGTCAATTATTCCAACGACAACAGGAGCTGCTAAAAATGTAGGTCTTGTTATTCCAGAATTAGATGGTAAATTAGATGGACTTGCAATTAGAGTTCCAGTACCAAATGTATCTCTTTTAGATTTGTCGATTGAGTTAGAAACAGATACGACTATTGAAGATATTATTGAAGTGTTTGAGAAAGAAAAGAAAATGAATGGGATATTATGTGTGACATATGAACCATTAGTTTCCGTGGATTTTATTGGTGATTCTTGTTCTGCTATAGTTGATTCTCTCTCCTCCAAGATGGTTAATAAGCGGTTATTAAAACTCCTTGCTTTTTATGATAATGAGTATGGTTATTGTTGCCGAGTACTGGATTTGCTTCAATATATCGCCAAGAAGCTTCCATCGTCTAAAGATCAGTAAACAAAGGGTTTGTAAGTCCTTTATTTACAATGAGTTACACTAAAGTACTATAAGTCCTTTAAAAACAACCACTTACAGTCTATTTTTTCCCTTGTAATCTATTAGTCAATTTGATATAATATTAGTACAATATATAATGAAAAGGAGTTATATGGCGACTTGTATTTTTTGTGGAAATGATTATAGTATAGAAAGAAAAGAAATTGGTTATAGAAGTTGTTTGTCATGCGGAGATAAGACAGCTGATAAACAAATCAAAGAAAAAGCAAGTAGATGTATGCCAGCTTTTAATAAAGGTGGTTATCAATATGTTCAAGATGTTAAAACAATTTTAAACTATAAAGGAAAAAGAAAATGAGTATTTGGGAAGATGAATGGGAAGATTATGAAATGGATAAAGCTGATTTTGAATGTTGGTTAGATTCTTTAGAAGGTGAAGGAACTGACGAAGAAAAGTATAATCGTTATATGAAAGAACAGGAAGATGCTCGTATTGATAAAGAATGGGAAGAAAGACAGAGTGTTGAATATCCAGAATGGGTAATTAGTACATCAAAGTACACAATGACAATTTCTAATAATTGAGGTTTACAATGAAGTGGTTGAAGGAAGATTGGAAATATAATAGATTCCGTTTAGTTTGTGAAACATTAGGATCATTATGTTTTATTAGTATTTATATTTTATTAGCATGGTATGGTGATTCAGCAAGTGTATTGACTATTTTTATGATTCAGATTGTAGGGTCTATATTACATATTATTAATGCTTATTTAAGAACTAGTATAAATTTAATTGTTTTAAATTCTATTGTAATAGTAATTGCCATAATTGGCATAATGAGGATGATATGAGAATAAAAACAGAATATGATTTAATGTTATGTGATGATGGTGTTACAAGAGCGGTTCCAATAGTTAATGGTATAAAAAAAGATCCTTCTTTAAATAAACCCAAAGAAGAAAAGAAGGAAGAAAAAGAGGAAAAAAATAAACCTGTAATCTCTATTCAAGATAGAATACAAGGTAAAGTTGAGGATTATATTTCAGAAATTGAAGGAAAAGTGGATGATTTCATAAACAGTAATTATAAGATAAAATATGAACCTTATAATCATCTTTTAGAAATTGGTTGTAAAGCATTACATGCAAGAAAGTTGAAACCTTTTTATGTAGATTGTTATAATGAACTTGTTGATGTATATAATAAAGATGATGAATATTATGTAGAATCATGGAGTCATTTAAAACCAAAGTATCATAAAATAATGATGGATTTTTATGGAACAATCGTTGATGATTTAGATAGGATAATTAAAAATTCTACTGCACAAAGAAAACCACGTAAAAAGAAAACAGTAGCAGTTTCAAAACTTATAAAGAATTTGAAGTATCAGAAAGAATTTACTGATCTTAAATTGGTTAGTATTAATCCAGAGAAAATTGTTGGTGCAAGTGAACTTTGGATTTATAATACTAGATATAAAACTCTTGGTGTATATTATTCAGTTAATTCTGTTAGAGGTTTATCTGTTAAGGGTTGTACTATCCAACACTTTGACGAAGATACATCAATACAAAAAACTGCTAGAAAACCTCAAGAAGTACTTGAGAGTTTAAATAAACGCTCTTTGAAGAAGCAGTTGAAAAATATGAAAACTAAAGAGCAATCTTTGACAGGTCGTATTAATGGCCAAACTATATTATTAGGAGTATTCTAATGTTGAAAAATATTATTATTTTGTTTTTAATTTATCTTTTATGTTCTTTGTTGTTTCAGAATAAAAAGAATGTTGATATTTTAGTAGAAGATTTAGCTACAACAAAAGAAAAAGTAATTGATGGCGCTGATTATGTTAAAGAAACTTTTGAAGAAAAATTTTCAAAAGAAGAACCTATGATTAAGTTTGAGGGATCTAAGTCTAATCATATTAAGGAGGATACATTTTTAAATGATTTGAAACAACAGATTCAAGAGGAGACTTTTTTAAATGAAAAGTAAATTTATCGAAGCTCATTTAAAAGTCGCAAAGGTTTATGGAGAGTTATCGTCTGCTACAAGATTGAAAGTTGGTTGTATTATTGTCAAGGATGATAGAATTATTTCTATTGGTTATAATGGTATGCCAAGTGGTGCTTCAAATGTTTGTGAGAAAAATGGTGAAACTAAACCAGAAGTTCTCCATGCAGAAGCAAATGCGATAACTAAATTAGCTAAATCTACTGAATCTTGTGATGGTGCATATATGTTTACAACATATGCACCTTGTTTAGAATGTGCTAAATTAATTTATCAATCAGGTATTAAAGAACTTCATTATGAATATGGATATAAAAATGAAGATGGAGTTAATTTATTAAAAGATCATTGGAGAAAATTTGACGGACAGCATGTTTATAAGCACGGAAATGATTTAGATAAATGGGTTGACGATCAGCAATTATTACCTTTTTCAAATTAGGAGTTATTATGAAAAGAGATACTTTGATAAAAAATTTACAACAAAAAGTTATGAGAGTTACCTTTACGAAAGTAAATGGTGAGGAAAGAGTAATGGATTGTACTTTGCAAGAATATATGCTTCCAGAGACAGTTGAAAGTAATCGAAAACAAAATGAAGCAGTTTTACCTGTTTTTGATATTAATAAAAGTGAATGGCGCTCATTTCGTATGGATTCAATTACTAAGATTGAAACAGTAGAATATGAAGATTATGGGGTACTATGATTTTATTAGATTTCTCAAATATAATAGTTGGTAGTATTATGGTATCTTCAAGGGTGCCTAATGAGGAAAGATTTTCAGAGGATTTTATACGTCATTTAGTACTTAATAGTATTAGATCATATCGAAAGAAATATCATAAAAAATATGGTGAAATGGTTATTTGTACAGATCATTTATATAGCTGGAGAAAAGAAGTTTTTCCTTTTTATAAAGCTCATAGAAAGGTTCAGAGAGAAAAACAGGCTCAGAAAGAAGGAGTAGATTGGGGATCATTATTTGAGATTATTGACAAAATTAAACACGAATTAGAAGAATTTTTCCCCTATAAAGTTATAAAAGTCCCTCATGCCGAGGGAGATGATGTTATTGCTGTACTCGCAAAACACGCAAAAGAACCCTCATTAATCGTTTCTAGTGATAAAGACTTTAATCAGTTGTATAAATATAAGGTTATAAGACAATTCTCACCTATTAAACAAAAGATGATGAATGGTATCAATCCTGATGCTTATTTGAAAGAGCATATTATCAGGGGTGATAAAGGTGATGGTATTCCTAATATTTTATCAGATGATAATTGTATGGTTGAGGGTGTTAGACAAAAACCTATTTCAAAAAAGAAAGTAGAAACTTGGATTAATGATGATTTGTCTGGATCATATCATTGGGACAGAAATCAACAATTAATTGATTTTGATTTTATTCCTGTTTCTATTCAGCAAGATATAGTTTCTGAATATCAAAAAACTATTCCTTCTAATAGAAGAAGTGGTTTATTAAATTATTTTGTAAAGAATAGGTTGAAAATGTTAATTGAACATATAGGAGATTTTTAATGGGTTATACTGTGCAGATAGGAGAAATATTTGAAGAATTAAATCAAGCTAAATCAAGGAAAGATAAAAAAGATATATTAGAAAAAAATAAAGATACACCTGTTTTGAGATACTTGTTGCGTGGAATTTTTGATCCGAAGGTACAATATATAATAGATGATACTCCTGATTATACTCCTAGTGATTTACCTTATGGAGAAGCAGAAAATACTTTGTTTTTAGAAATTCCAAAATGTTCTATTTTTGTTAAAGGAAATCCTAAAGCAAATAATATTCCTGTATCAAAAGCTAAACAAATTTTAATTCAAATTTTAGAAACTTTACATGCTACTGAAGCTTCATTATATATGCAAATGTTAAAAAAGAAAACTAAAATAAAAGGTTTAACATCAAAACTTGTGTTAGAAGTATTTCCAAATATGTATAAAGAAGGAGGCTAATTATGGTAACCGTATCTGCTAAACAAGATAGTGGTGAATTTCTCAAGACTAATGTTTCAGTAAAGTCTGGTAGAAAGAAAGCATATGATAATGATGCCTATGTTGTAGAGGCTTTTAAAAATAATTATATTAAAGTGAATTTAGATGATGAGGACGATCATTATTTTAAATTAAATTGGAATGGTTCTGCTTATGAAGGAACTTTTTTTGGTACAACAATAACTTCAAGTTATGTTGTGGAAAGAG